AGAGAGGCGTTAGGCTTGCCTCCTTTTGTTCCCGGGAAAAGAGGTAAAAAACTTACTTGCTGTTGTTGTGGGGAACTTAAAGAGAGACAGGAATATGGTTATTGCAATTCTTGTCGCAGAAAGAAAGATAATGAGAGTCGATTAGCAAGTGGTGCTACAAAGAAACACAATACGGGGTTATGTCCTTGCGGAAAAGAAAGAGCGTCATATAGCAAAGCATACTGTGTTGAATGTCTTAGTAAGAGAGCCAAAGAAAAGAAGGTTTGGCTCTCTTATACACCAGAGCAAAAGGCACATAGAAATGAACTGCAAAATGCACGGCGTCCGAAGATTGGAAGAGTAAGAAAGGAATTTTTGGATATTTCCTTAATGGAAAAACCAAAATTTTCGAAGAAAAAGCAATCAGTAATCGATGGTATTCGGGTTGTATGCGGAAGACCGAATTGCGAAAATACTGATGGCCTACTTTCTTCTGGATGGTGTAAACCATGTCATGCAGCGTACTATAGAGAAAGAAGAAAATTTATTGCTGATTCTCCAGAAAGTGAGGAACAGAAAATAAAGAGAAGTGTTAGAGTTTTAACACGGAACTATATTACGGCAGGTAAATTGATTAAAGATCCTTGCGAGGTTTGTGGTACAAAGCAGGACGTTGAAGCGCACCATGATGACTACAATAAACCACTTGACGTAAGATGGTTATGTAGAAAACATCATAGAGAGCACCACAATAACGAAAAACTTAAGGAACAATAAAATGCCAACTCCATCAGGTCAAGAAAATAGTATTGCATACGGTGCTTATCCTTATGCATATATGAACGGATTAATGATTAGTAACGATCTTACTACACCTGCTACGCTTTTAGATGTGGCTGCTGGTGTTACAATTGATTCCACCGATACATTCCAGATGATTAATAATGGAACACTCGTTATTAATGCTCTCAACACTGGTTTGAATGGATTAGACACAGGTACATTTGCTGCGGCTACGCTTTATTGTGTTTACTTGATTTCCGATCCAGTAACGCTTAGACCAATTAGTGCGATGCTCTCTTTGTCTTACACAGCACCTTTAATGCCATTTGGTTACAGTGCATTTAAGCTAATTGGATATGCATCTACTGCTTCTGGTAGCGCTACATTTACTAAAGCTTGGTGGACAAATGGCAATGGCGGTCTACGGCTTATGATGTATGACGCTGTACAGTTGACATCTGTAACCGCCGGAACAGCTGGTACATATACTGCTATAAATTTAACAGGATTAGTTCCTTTAGGTCAAAACGTTCCTGTTTTAATGTATGCAAACTTTATTCCTACCGCCGCTGGAAGTAATCTTAATGTGCAACCAGCTAATGGTACAGGTGCTGCGGCACAGGTAACAGGTCAAGTAACAGGTCAAGTAATTGCTGCTGATATGCTAGTATTTTGTCACCGGTAATTAATTATAAGGTTAGTGGGACGGTTGGATTAGCGATCACGGGATATTACTTCGACGTATAAGGAATAAATCATGCCTTACACAACGTTACAGTTAATCACGCGTGCGTATTACTTGTCACAAGTTGTAAGTCGTGAACTACAAACAGTTACTGGCGATCAAATTACAGATGGCCAGTACCTGTTAAATGCAATCCTAGATTCCAAAGGTTCAGATTTACGCGAAATTCCCTATTATCAAGAATATCGATTTCTTACAGTTCAAGGGCAGGAAATGTATTATATTCCTGGATTGCTTTCTGTTGATTCGATGACCTTCAATATTGGTCCTGTACGCTATGCAATGAACGAGGAAACTCGTGTAGGCTATTTTGGTCAGTATCGTATAGATGATGTGCAATCATTACCATTTCAATACAGAATGGAACGTGTATTGGATGGTATGAATGTTTTCATGTATTTCAAGCCTAGCCAAGTATTTTTGATGAAGATTTGGGGCAAGTTTGCTTTGACCGAAGTGACACTTAATACGGATTTGTCTCAATTCTTTGACTTATATTATATAGAGTTTCTCCGTCATGAATTGTGTTATTATATATGCAATGAGTACGGAGCAACTATGCCAGATGGGGCTATGCAGCAATATAAGATATTGGAAAAGAAGGTAATGGACGTATCTCCTCCTGATATGTCCATTCGTGGCCTTAACTATTTCGGCAATACTGGTTTAGGATTGGACTGGCAGGTCATAAATTTATCAGGAGGTTGGCTCCCTTACTAACATTTTGTATAAAATTTGTATTATTTAGTTATGCTATAATGAACAAACGAACCCTAGCTCGACGGAGCGAAAACCTAGAATCTCACTAGGCTGGGTTTGTACTAATGATGAGAGCACTAGAGAGGTGGTTATGAATCAAATTTTATTTTGTGACAAGCATGGGGTATATACAGTATATTTGCCATTTTCGAATAATTATCAATGTATAAAATTTAATAATGAAAAAATGAGAGAATATAGAAAAAAAAATCCTGATAAAATGAGAGAAGCATGTAGAAGATCAGCAGCAAAAAAAAGAGAATGGATCAAGCAAGACAAAATAGATAATCCAGAAAAATATGAATCAGAATTTTCTTCGAAAAAGATATGTGAAAAACATGAAACTAAAAAAGTTATCGGATGTGATGGAACATTAATATGCAGAGATTGTAAAATAAAATCAGCTAAGACATATAGAAGCATTGGAACAAATTATAAACAAAATGTTTTGAATCAGAAATTAAAAAAATACAATTTATCTCATGATAGATATTGGGAAATGATAAAAGAAAGTAATAATACATGTTTTATTTGCGGTTTATCTGAGACAAGAATTTTTAAAGGATCAATTTGTGAACTTTCTATAGACCATTGCCATAAATCAGAACAAGAGGGCATACTAAAACCTAGAGGATTACTTTGTTTTCGATGTAATACCTCATTAGGAGGGTTTCAAGATAATATCGAATTATTACAATCAGCAATTGATTACTTAAACAAGCATAAACAGGAATAAAATGGCCTTTAAATCACCAGCACCATTAGCAAGAGTAGAGCCACAAGAAGTTACCTTGCAACTGGCGGGTGGTAATTCATTTGGTCGTTACAATAAGATTTCAGATTCCCAGACCTGGAATATGATCGTTAGTGATGGCGTATTAGTTGATTACGCAGGTTATCAGAATGTATTTGAGAATGAAATCTCAATCAATGGTAAGGGTAGAGGAATTTATACGAGCACAACTGGAAATATCATGGTTGTGGTTATTGGGTCAGCTGTTTATGCTATTAGTTCAATATTGAATGAAACATTTGTTGGAAATTTAGAAACCTCTTCTGGCGATGTTTTTATTTCTGAGAATAATAATAATCAAATAGCGATTGCAGATGAAAGTTTTCTTTATGTTTACAATTATTTGACTAATCCTGCGGGTCCTTTATTGCAATCTATAGCGCCTCCTCCTGCAACCGATCCGCCAACACCGTGGCCCGTAGGAACAAATCCTGGAGCTGCCCCACCAAATAGATTTTACGCTGCATTCTTAAAGCCTGGTTATGTATCTTTCCATCTAGGGCGATTAATTGTCGCTGATTTGGATTCCACTATATGGTGGCTATCTGGAATTAATGATGCAACCCAATGGGATTTAAATGATACGAATAATCAAGCCTATGAAAACTCCATTGATTTAAAACCAGACACGATTCAAGCTGTAGTGGCTTTTCCAGGAGCTGGTGATAACGTAGCCGTATTTGGACAAACGGTTATGGAATTATGGCAAAATGTGGGCGCTGCGGTATTTCCATATCAGCGTGCTACCACATTTAACGTAGATTATGGTTGCTTAAACGCTTCAAGTATTGCTGCATTAGATTCATATATTGTTTGGCTATCTTCGAATGAGCAGGGTGGTACGACCATTATGAAGATAGATGGCGCCGGTAATCGTGAACAATCTATTTCTACTGATGGGATTGATTTTAAGTTGTCCGATATCTCGGACCCCACTAATTGCACCGCGTTTTTATTTAGACAAGACGGGCATTTACTTTACCAATTTACATTTCCTACAAATAATGTAAGTTATGTTTACGATTTTAATACTAAATTATTTTTCACAGTTAGTGACGAAAATCAAAATTATCATATTGCTAGAAATGTTGTATTTTTCGGGAATGACTATTATTTTGTGTCTTTTAACGATGGCAACGTTTATACATTTGGCACACAATTTACTAATTTACAATATTCAGCCAACAATATTCAGCAAATGCCAAGAATTAGGATATTGCCTCCCATTAGATTGCCCAGTCAAAGAATGTTTATTTGTAAGAGCGTGGGTTTTACTGTAGAGAACGGGCAATCCAATATTCCGTATATTTCTGACGCGCCCACTTATTGGATAACTCAGGATGATAACCTGGTGGTTGCTCAATATACGCCCCCTGCTCCTCCAGCTATTCCAATAAATTTAGTCTTCAACAACAATGCCACTCTAAATTACAGTGAATGCATTGATTTAAGAGTATCTAGGGATGGTGGTGAGACATTTAGTAGCGCTATTCGCTATTACATGAACCCTACAGGCAACAGAAGAAGTAGATTGATATTCCAAAGACTTGGGCAGCAAAATGATTTGACCATTCAGATTCAATTTATTGGCTTTCAAAGGTTTATAGCATTTGATGGCGTGGCTGAGGTGTATACATAATGGCAGTTATTAAACAGCCACAACAAATTAGAGTGCCTAATTTACCTTTAGGAAAAATGGTAGATGCGAATGGTTCGCCAACAGCTACTGAAATAACCTTTCGTCAATCACTCATTAGAAGCCTTCAGCAGAACTTTGGTAATGAAGGTCTTGTTGTGCCCAGTCAAAAAAATACAACGGCTCCTAACAATGCTGTTGAGGTTATACAGAATAATACGGTAATTAATCCTGCTACTGGTTTACCTCAATATACGTTGGTCCCAGGAACTTTGTTGTACGATTCTACTAATAATAATTTACTTGTTGCTATACTTGTAGGCGATACCCCTAAATTTAAAGTCGTGACTGTCACGTAAGGAAAAATCATGTCTTGGTTAACTGCAAAGAATCAGAGTCCAGGTGGTGCTTCTAATAAATATTTGGATCAAATACCAGGACAGGTCCAGCCTCATTACGATCCTTACATAAATGCTGGTCGCGATAGTCTTGAGACTTTAAAAAATCATTATGGGCAAATGACTGAAAATCCAGGTGAATATTTAAACAATCTGGGAAAAGGTTATACGCAAAGTCCTGGGTATGCAGCGACATTAAGGCAGGCTATGGCTGGAGCTAATAATGCTGCGGCATTAGGGCGTGGGGGGAGTATAGGAAGTTATGGGCATCAACAATTATCTGCTACTGCTGCTGGTGATGTAGCCAATAAGGATTATGAACAATATTTGAATCATGTATTAGGATTGAATACGCAAGGTTTAGCTGGCGAGCAAGGATTAGAGAATCAGGGATTTGAAGGGGATAAGGATATGGCTAATCTTAGAGCGCAAATATTGGCTCAACAAGGGCAGAATGCTTTTGGGGAAACTACAGCTAGAAATCAGAATAATGGTCAACACTGGTCAGATATATTTAGTACTTTAGGTAGAATTGGTGGCGGCATAGCAGGAGGACCTATTGGAGCAGCGGCAGGTAATGCTGCAGCTAGTTGGCTGTTCCCTGGTCAAGGAGGATAAGATGGCGCTTTCTATTCCAGTTTTTCAAAATAAATTAGAAGGTAAAGACCTTGGTGGTTATAGTTATTATGATGCTTTGTCTAAAGGGTATAACGATTATCAATCATCAAAGAAGATGTCTGAAGATCTTCTTGCTCAAAAACTTCTTAATAAACTCAATAGTCCTAAAGCAGAGCATGCAGAAGAACGAGAAAGTCTAGAAAGAGAGCTTATGAAAGCAAATGCAGGAAAGGCTTCCACTTCTGCAGAGTTAGCTAGAAATAATATAAATTTCTTAAAAGATATAAATGAAAGACTTTCTGGAAATAAAACATCGGGCTCATATAAAGATAATCTGCCGAATGCTTTGGCATCACATGATAATTATGTCAATACCAGTAATCCAGGAGTTTCACCAGAAGGTCCTGGAATTGCACCTTCTACAAGTGCGAGAGACACGTTTCCTGGAAGATTTAGAACGCCTTTTAACAATCAAAATACTAATATACAACCCCAGGGACAATCTATTTTACCAAAATCTACTCAACCATCTTATCAGGAAAATTTATCTCAAAATTTATCTGAACCAAAAAATAATGTTACAAATGAATTGCCAGAAAATGTTTCTTTGTCTGAACTTGCACGTTTAGCAAAACTTCAAGGAATGTCGGATAGATTTCCAGTTAAAGAAGTTAATGGAAAGTTATTGGCAATCACTCCGTGGGGAAATAAACAAGTTGGTCAAGGATTAGATGCCAAACAAAAAGCTTTTGAAGCCGGACTGGGCGCTTCTTCAGCTAAAATATATGAATCAGCTTATAATGCTGGCAATAGTTTAGAACAACAAAATTCTGCTTTAGATCAGATGATTGACCAAGTTAAAAACAATCCAGAAGCAAGAAATGTGGTTGGTCCATTTAATCAATGGGCGACTAAGTATTTAGGAACACCTGATCAACAAAAACTTCTTGGACAAATTAGCACCGGATCTGGCGACATCATGTTAGCAATTGCCCATGACGTCAAAGGAGCATGGAGCGGAAAAGACATGGCAATGGCTAATTCAATTAAAGCAAATCCTAATGATCCATATGGTGTATTTTTAGGAAAACTAGAAACCCACAGAGCTTTAAATGAATTAACAAAGCAAAGAACTGATATGATTGCAAATTTGGTTTATCGAAGAATGGCTCCTCATGAAGCAGCTAAGATTGCACGGGAAAAGATTTCTTTTGATCCGATTAAGGCTAAAATAGATGGTTTATTAAAAACTGCCGAACAATATAACCTGTATATGAGCCATAAAACTACCAAATTTTCTGATGAAAGTGAATTTAAATCGTTTGTAAATATGTTAACTCCTATTCAAAAAATTGAATATGTATCAAAAATGAGGGGAAAATAATGAGCGATTATCAACCTTCATTAGAAGACTTGGACAAGATCCATCAAGAAGCCTCTAAATCTTTAGAAGAACAACCTAAAGAATCATTTATCAATGAAACTGGATCTGACTTAAAAAACTTTGCAAATGATTATGGGCTTACAGCATTTGCAACTCATGCAGCAGCATCGCCTGGTCATTTAGCAGAAAATATATTAAATCTTCCTAAATCATTATTAACTCATTCTGCATCTGCTCCATTTTGGAAAAATTTAGGAGAAAAGATTCCAAAAGTTGAAATACCAGACAAATATAACCCTGAAAAATGGGTTGATCTTCCTGACAATGGGTTTAATAAAGTCGGTGGCTTTTTAGGTGATGTAGTTGGTATAGGAGGGGCAGAGAATAGGATAGCTCGTGGGGTTAATGCACTTACTAGAACTACAGCGAGAACCCCTTTATATCGCCGAGCTTTACAAGGAGCAGTTCAAGGTTATGTTACAGGAAATGATGAAGGATTAGGAGGACGTGCAGGCTCAGCTGCTGCCGGAGGTCTGCTTCCTTATCTTCATGGACTTTCTAAGTCACAATTGGGTCAAAAGGCCACACAAATTTCAAATGAAATACAG